TATGGCAGACTTCATAAAAGAAATATCGGACCTCCCAATGGACAAACAAGAAGACGTTTTGCAAAACCTTTCTGATCAGATGATGCCTATAGAAATAGATGGGAATATATTTATGATACATGAGAATGTAGCTGCATTAATAGATAATTTATCTGCACAATTAAAATTTTTGGAAAAAGAGAGAGATAAAGAATTTGTCAGAAAAAAGAGTAATTAAGGGAATACCTCATTTTGTATATGAGGATATAGACGAATTTAAAAAAGATCATCCTAATACAGTTGTTCATCCAGACTGGAGAAATGCAAACGAAGGTGATTGGGTATATTCCGATGATGATAGGATAGTCCAGTTATTAAAAGTGTCTAATAAAGTAGCCCACCATAATGATAGTAAGAATTATCAGTTTGCTAAAGGATGGGTAAGGACAGTAGTTGGGAGTTTCCTTAATAGACCTAATGTTAAGATGGATACTGATTTTAATAATCATCCAAATAGATATACATTCTCTACTAATATAAAGAATACTTCTGATAGAGTATATAAAAGAAAAGACACCACTAATAAAGAAAAAGAATTCGCAGTAAATATAGTTACTGGGATGGGAGCTGTGGATGCTTATAAAAAAGCATACTCAGAAATGTCAGACCAGAAGGCAAGAAAAAAGGCAACAATACTACTAAAACAGGAAAGAGTAATGAAGGAAATAGAAAAATCAGTCCTTGATGTAGCTAAAGGGTTGGGTATAGACCACGAATATATACTAGGAAAATTAAAAAATCTTGCAGATTTTAGTGAAGACGATAATATTATTTTACAATCCACTAAAGAACTAGGTAAGATTGTAGGAACATCTGGGAATACAGTTAAACAAAAAGAAATGGGATTACTAGGAGTATTTCAAGGTTTCTCACCTGAACAAATAGAAGGAGCAGAAAGGAAAAAGATTACAGCTCCAGAGGAGGAGTAATGGGAGTAGGTGAACATACAGTAGATGCCGATGGGGCTATTATAGGATGTCCTTATTGTAAAGGAAGATCCTTAAGAAGAGACGGATATAAATACAGAGCTACAAAGCCAAGAAAACAATTATGGAAATGTTATTCATGTGGAAAAAGAACATTGAATCCAGATATTATAGAACCGCCACAATTTACTATAGAAAAAAAATATGAAGATGCAGTAGAAGATATTCCTATTGATGAATTAATATCTCATAGAAAAAGAAAATTTGAAGTCAAAAAAGGCGGAAGAAGAGATAAAGGATTGATTAATATTGATATTAATATGAAAGGACCTATAGGAATTGCTCATTTTGGAGACCCTCATATAGACGATGATGGAACTGATATTGCTCAAATACTTCATTATACAGATATTATTAATGATACTGAAGGAATGTTTGCTGGTAATCTTGGAGATATACAAAATAACTGGATAGGAAGACTAGCTGCTCTCTATTCACAGCAATCTACAAGTGCAAAAGAGTCTTGGAGACTTACTGAATACTTTGTATCTAAGCTAAGTTGGATATATTTAGTAGCTGGTAATCACGATGTTTGGTCTGGAGATGGTGACCCATTAGAATTTTTAATGAGAGACCATAAGGGAGTATATGAAAGATGGGGAGCTAGGATGAATCTAAAATTCCCTAATGGCAAACAAGTAAGAATAAATTCTAGGCATACATTTAAGGGTAACTCTATTTGGAATACTGCTCATGGTGTATCTAGAGCAATCCAAACTGGATGGAGAGACCATATACTTACTTGTGGACATACTCATGTTTCTGGTTATCAAGTTTTAAAAGATCCTTCAAGTGGGTTAATTAGTCATGGTCTTCAAGTAGCATCGTTTAAAATGATAGATAATTATGCTGATAAATTAGGGTTAGATGATAAAAATATATTTAATTGTCCAGTTACAATTATTGACCCAAGATATGAAGATAATGATAATAGATTAATTACTACTATATTTGATCCAGAATCAGCTTGTAAATATTTAACTTATCTAAGGAGAGACTATGAACAAGGAAATAATACAACTAATAAAAGAAAGACTAGAAAAGGGTAAATCGGAATATGGAGGTGAAGTAGATATATTTGATGGTAGAGATTGGGAAAAAGAAGCCTTAGAAGAAATATTAGATTCTATGGTTTATCTAGCAGCTGCTTTATTAAAGAAAATGAAATCAGATTCTAGATTGATAAATATATTATCAGAAAAAAAAGGAATCCAACAAGATATGGAGTGTTGAATTGAAAAAGAAGAACACATATACAAAACATGATGTAAGAAGATCTATAAATAATTTACAAGATGCTCTTAATTTTGTTGCACATAGAGTAAGAACATTTGAAACTTTGTTTAATGATTACATTGAAATGCAGAAAAATGAAGATAAATTTAAAGAATTCTTAGATGGCAAACATAAACAGTCAGAACATAAGCAAAGCTGAAGAAGCTTTACAATTAGCATATAAAGACCTTATATCGTTTGGTAAGTTGTTTTTACCAGATGATTTTATGCGTAGTGAGACTCCATTCTTCCATTATGAAGTTGCTGATGCAATAGATGATAGAAATGTAAAACAAACTGCAATCATTATACCTAGAGGACATGGTAAAACAGTTCTAACTAAAGCATCCATTATTAAAGACTTTGTATTCGCTTCAAAAGACAACTTCCTTTTTTACGCTTGGGTATCCGCTACTCAAAAATTAAGTGTAGGAAATATGGATTATATAAAACATCATATAGAATTTAACGACAGAATTAAGTATTATTTTGGGCCGTTAAAAGGGAGAAAATGGACAGAAGAGGATATAGAGCTTTCAAATGGATGTAAACTTATTAGTAAGAGCAATGTCGCAGGAATTAGAGGTGGAGCGAAATTGCATAAACGGTATGACCTTATCGTACTTGACGACTTCGAACATGAAGCCAATACGATCACGAAGGAAGCGAGAGATAAAAACGCTAACCTCGTTACTGCTGTGGTGTATCCTGCTATTGAGCCTCACACTGGCAGGCTTCGTGTTAATGGTACACCTGTTCATTACGATTCCTTTATCAATAATCTCATTACTAATTATAGTAAGGCTAAAAAGGATGGCAAAGAATTCTCTTGGCGTGTTATCACTTATAAAGCTTTATTGGATGAAACTACTCCGTTATGGGAATCCTTTTTCCCTATATCGAAGATTAAAGAAAAGAAAAAATTCTACGAAGATTCTGGACAGCCTCAGAAGTTCTTCCAAGAATATATGATGGAGGTAATGAGTGAAGAAGATGCAATATGGAGAAGAGAACACATCAGATATTGGGATGGATATTACAAAAATGAAGACGGTGTTAATTATATTGTTAAGGATGGTAACGATATTCCTGTTAATACATTCATTGGCTGCGACCCAGCAACTGATATTGATACTAAGCATAGCGACTTCTCTGTTATAACTGTAATTGCGATTGATACTAATAATGAATTATATGTATTAGAATATGAAAGGCATAGAAGCGTACCAACTATAGGATCTAAAAATCCAAAGACTGGTGAGATACTAGGAAAGAAAGGTGTAGTTGATATGATACTTGAATTACATCAAAAATATAATTGTATGTCATCAACTGTTGAAGACGTTGCTATGAATAGAAGTATATTTCAAGCATTAAATGATGAAAGAAGAAGGCTAAATAAGTTCGATATTTCCGTTATTCCAGAAAAACCTGGCGGAACACAGAAAAGAAATCGCATTTATAGTGGACTTTCTGCTCGTTTTAGCACAGGAACAGTACATTTACGGAAAAATATGTTTGATTTAATCAACGAAATTCTTACTTTCGGCCCGAAAATGGCTCACGATGACACAATTGAGAGCCTTTACTACGCACAAATTCATGCTTTTCCACCTAATATGAAAAAGGATGAGAAGAAACGTAGTTGGTTTAAGCCAAAAAGAAAAGCAAAAAATTGGTTAATTGCATAAAGGAGACAAAATGTTAAAAAAACTAATAAAAAAAAGAAAACAAAAAATAGCACGAGACGAATGGGTTGTAGGTGAAAACCTTACTAAAGCTGGTCGTGAAAGAGGCAGACGTAGAAGGATGCTCAGAAAAGTTGGTGGTAAGGCTACAATAGCTGAAGGTATGAAATCTAAAAAAAGAGGACTACCTGGAGCTAAAGAAACGGTAGCTTCTAAGAAAAAAGCATATGGTATTAAATCCAAAGTAAAGAAAAAAGACTTAGCTGATAAAGGTACTAAGTTAACCAAAGCTGGTGTATATCCTAAATACAAACAAAAAAGTAAATCAGCTCAATCTTTTAGAGAAGCTTTTAAAGCTAATTGCAAAGGTAAAGGTGCTGGAACTATGTTTAAATGGGATGGTCGTGAATATACTTGTGCAAGAGGATCATCAGCTCCTAAGAAATATAAAGGACAAGGTCCTTCTAAGTCTCTGATGGGTGAAAAGAAACAAAAAGTAAAAAAGGGAACTAACCCTGGTGGATATTCTTTTCGAGGTGGCCCAACTGGAAGAAACGTTTAAGTAAATTGTTAAATAAAGATCAAATCAAGGGTATTATAAAAGATACTCTTGAGACCATAGACTTATATAGTAAAGAAGCTTTAGATCTTGTATATAATACTGGTTTAGTTGAAAGTAACTATAAGTATTTAAAACAAATTAAAGGCCCTGCTAGAGGTCTATGGCAGTGCGAGCCATGGGTGGCTGTAGATATTTGTAAGAATTATCTTAAATACAGAGAATCTCTAATGAAAAAAGTTGCTAAAGCTTGTAAGTTGGATTGGAAATATTTTTTAGAACCAACTGAATCAGATTGGGAAAATATTCTTACTTATAATATATCTGCTCAAATCGCAATGTGTAGATTACA